GCTAATGATTGGCGGCCCGGCTTTTGCAAGTACAGACGTGGAGGTACGAAAAAATAAGCCGGGAGTGTCATTATTGTAGTTAACCGCCATCTGACCATACTCTAAGTCAGAGGGAGTGGGACGGCGGCTTACAGTTTCTGATCTCTTGTGTTGAACAGTGAAGGACATGAAGTTAGATTGCTTTGGTATTCAGGCGAGCTACTTAGGGAGCGGCTTCGAGGGCTTCTACTCTGGCGATCAGTTCTTGTAGAGCCTTTGTGAGATAAGGAACTAAGTTGGCGTGGTCAACACCGACGAACTCATCCGCGCCGTCTTCGTCTACACCGTTGTCATCTCCGTAAACCATTGGAGCAATCTGAGCTCGGGTGTGAGTTGCAGGGAATGACGCGACTACTTTACCGGAAGATAGGGTGAGCAACTCAGGGTTGAGCGCTTTGATAGCATTTGTCGGGTCTGGAAGCGCTACTGAGCTAGTAACATTGCGGGAGTCAGTCAGAGTTAGAGTAGCGGGAGCCGATCCGTCAGTACTCGTGATTCTAATATAAGCGCCTGTGCCTTGACCTCCAGACTCAATGGTGCCAGCAATTTCTTCAAGATCTGCAGTTCTTTTGTAGAAACTAATGCACTTTGCCTTATTACCACCCGACGTGCTTCTAGGAACTATTTGAAACCCATCAGTTGCATTCTCCATAAAGAGCTTGATGCTCTGATTTTCTACCCTAGTTTGGATTTCAGCAATTTTACTTGGAACGGTTTGAGCCAGGTTGCTAAAGGCGATATTTGTTTTCCAGTTTGCGTCGTTGCCACCGTTAGCACAACAAGCGTTTAAAGCCGCTTCAAAGGCTCCACCGTATAAAAAGTTAGCAGTTGGGTAGCCAAAAATCTCGGTTTGCCCTAGATCACGTCCAATCACGGCATACGGCAGCTGGTTAGACGTGGTGCCTACAACCAGACAGTTATCACCGGTGAGGATCTGGTTGCCTGAATAAGGCCTGCCAATATAGACCTGGCCGTTTTGGCCATTTCCTGTGCAAAGCTCAACGTTTCCATTCCTATTGACGATGGTTGTGCTTGTCAGGTTACCTACAAAACCAGCGGTGCCCGTCACAACACCACCGAAAGATGCCGTGCCGTTGGGGTTAAGGGCTATGGAGCTGTTGTTAATGTCAACTCCATTTCCAGCAGAAACCAGTCCGGACACGGACAAGTTTTGGGTCATCCCCAGGCTGCCAGTAATTGGGCCGTTGCTAGCGTCTAGCTTTAGAAAGCCGCCCGCATCTGTCGCTACCCATTGCGTCCCATTCCAGTTTTCAAACGCAGAGATGTCGGTGTTAAAGCGAATCGAACCCACATCACTTGCTGTAAGTGTTGGGCGTTGAGCTGTTGTGCCGGCTGCGAGCTTATCAGAGCCAGTTCCAGAGGAGTGTAGTGCCATGAATCGATGTAGTTAGAGAGGAGGTGTGTATAAACGGCTTAGTTTTCGACCTCTTCCATCACCAGACGGAAGGTCTTACCGGTTTTATTATTACGTAGAGACAGGAAGTCCTCTTCCTCAATCATCGTCCAATCACCTCGGTCGTTGCGGAGGTGAAGGTCACCAGTGTAAATGTTCGCGAAGCGAAGAGTTGGGCTTCCAAGGTTGACAACGTTGTCAACGTCGGGAAACACATCTCGCTTCAAGAAAAGCTGTGCGCCAAGGGTGAAGTCGCCTGTTGAGTCGCTAACTTCGAACCCACTGGTAGACAGCCACTGCGAACCGTTCCAGATTTTTAAGAGAGGGCTAGCAAAAGCTGAACGGCCGTCCATCCACAGTTCTCCCACTGTGTTACCTCCAGGGCCTGCGGGAGCGGAGTTAGGGGCGAGTCCAGTGGTGTTAACGCAAGGCGGACCAACCTTTGTTAAGGATCCGTCCGTCTGCTTGAAGAACATGCCGGGTTCTCCGGCGTTAAGGTTGACAGCTACTTGGCCATCAAGCAAAGGTGCGGGCTGAGGGCGCTTTTGGGCCACAGAGCTGCGCAGAAGTTGAATGTTTGTTGTTATGGTATTGCTCGGGTGCTATCCGCCCGGTCGAGGAATGTAAGACTCAGAAGAGCTTTGTGATACGACTTTGTCGCCTATTAGGTTTTACCCTCTTGAAAAAGGCAATTGGGCTCATCCAACGGTAAGCCAAGCCGTCCCGTCCCAAACCTTCAAAATATTGGAGGCACCAGAAGTGTCTAACCACATCTCGCCCTTGCCATAACCTACTTCAGAGACAGGAGCGGTGTCTCCTATGGCTGTAGGACCGACTTTGATAATCGACCCGTCATTGGACTCAAAGAAAAGCCCGGGGTCGGAGGCGTTGGTGTTCAGGGCGATCTCGCCTGGTTCTAAGTAGGAGCCGTCAGGACGCTTGCCCTGGAGAGACGACCTTTTGTTTTGAATGCGCTGTGCCATGGTCTGTTGTTGAGGAACGATCCACCGGCGTGGGACCGGCTTCTTTACTGTCTGCGAACTCCCATCCTATGTCATCACCTATTGCGTAACGAGTGTCCTTTTTCCACTCGTCGAAGCTTTGCTGGAATGACTTAGGCATGGTGTTCTAGCGGAGGTAATCGGAGCTGTTTGCTTCGGCTTTGGCCGCTTTCTTCGCAGCCTCTTCTTTTCCTTTTTGCAGCTTACGCTGCTTTTTCATTAGCCGAAAGTATTCGAGTTCACCGGGCGTGAACAGTTCAGGATTTTTTAGTGCTCTTTTAAGCAATTCTTTAGTCTTCATTGGACGGGTGCTTACTTATAATTGTAGCGAGTCCGCCCAAAAGCGAACTCACTTTTTGTCTTTGCCAGCATCTTTGAGGTCTTTAGCTGACGGAGCTCCTTTTTCACCGGGGCTTCTCATGCGCTCTCCTGACCCTTCTTTGATGCGCTTACGCTTAGCATGGATGTTTGCCCACAGCCCTTTCTTTTCTCCAAAGAGGACAGCGTCCACAGCTTGCTCACTGTAGCCTAAAGCCATCAAGTGGCTTTTGCGTTTTTGATCTTCCGCGGAAATCGAGTCGTTAGAGTTGGTCATTGGTAGTGGTGAGGGTTGTTGTGGGATTGCGTGCGAACCGTGCTAAGCTCGTCTCTAATGCCGTGAAGCTGTAAGACAATTTCGTTTTGCCATCTTTCCTCTTCAGCCCGATGATGCCTAAACTCGTCTTTGCTGACGTAGTTGGTTGGCATGTTTACTTGGAGAGCTGTTACCTGATGTCCGATGACTTCAACGCTTTCAGCAATGGAGTTTAGCTGTGCGTCTACCCTAGAGACGGAGCGCTTGACGAAGAAGGTCGATAAACCGAAAAAGGCCCCTAACACGGGGCCTACGATGGAAACCACCAGTGTGGTAGTCATAACTAAAGTCAGTCTTCTGGGAGACCGGATCCGCCCTTTTTGATTCGGTCATGGACCGACTTAGGGAGTCCGCTCATCCAGTTGTACTTGCGGGCAATGCGTAGGATGTTACGCTGGATCTTTTTGGTAGGTTGCTTGGAACGGCCCACACTGGCCCAAGCGCGGCGTACATCTTCGGGAGAAGCAATGGGGAAGGACATTCCTTCACCTGCAAAGTCACCCTTCATCTTGCCGTCTTTGATTGCGCGACGATACTCCGCGTCAGCGAAGTTCATCGAGGTGCATTCGTCGAAGGTGAGCCCCATGCGATCGCTGAAGTCAGCCATCTTTTGCTCACGGAAGCTTTCACCTCGCATGCGCTTACGCTCGAAGATCTCGCCCATTACGGCCGGACCATCTGAGTAGCTATCACGGAGAGTCACAAGAGCTTCCTTGCGCTTGCGACGTTCTTGATTTGCTTTCAGGCGGTCGCTAGGACCACCGCCTCCACCTGGCATGGAGTCAGTCAGATTCATCATTGGCTTCTGGTTGCTCCTCGGTGGGAACGAAACGCATGTTTTCGAGTTCGTCTTTCAAACGGGAGATCTCGTCGGCAACGGCTTGAGGGTCGTACTCCTCATCTTCCGCTTCCTCTTCTTCAGCCTCTTCCTCCTCAGCTTCTTCCTCGGTCTCTTCGACTTCGGCTTCCACCTCGGCGACAGGCTCTTCGGTCTCCTCTTCTTCGGCCTCTTCCTCTTCGTCCTCGAGTTCTTCTTCGTCTCCTACGCCGTTAAGCAGCTCGTCAACGTACTTCTCAAACTCTTCATCAGACATCTCACCCAGGTCCTCGTCGGAAACCTCTTCGGTTTCAGCAGCGGGTTCTTCGACTTCTTCAGTCTCTTCAGCTTCTGCCACGAGTTCCCTTGCTTCCTCAAGCTTCTCAGCGTCGTCGATTTCTTGAGCGGCGCCTCGCATGATGGCAAGGATCTCAGCTGGGTCTTGCTTACCGTCGAGGTACTGAGACCTGCCGGTGGGGTACTCCCAGTTGTCGATTTTGGACTTCCACGGTGAGTCAACGGGAAGGGTCTCGAGGGTCATCTCCTGACCTCCGACTTTGACACCCTCTGATTCGGCGTCAAGTTGTGTGTTAGTTTCCTTAGCGTAAGCAGCGTGAAGCTGTTCGTACGCTTCAGAGGAAAAATCACCAGGCATGGCTGTTAGTAGGTTGTGGACTTTGTAAACTTACCCTATTGTGCGGCATCTAGGATAGCGATGCGCTCTGCAGCTGTGAGACCACTTGTGCGTGGGAAGTTGCCGAGCATCTCGTTGAGAAGGTCGGAACGAGACTTGGTGGAACCTGTGGAGGCCTTAAGGACCCCTCCGAGTTCGCGAAGGTCAGTCGGTGAAAGCTTCTCGTCCCAACGCATGCGGGCAATGGCCTTCATTTGAGGCACAGTGCCATACGCCTTACGAACCCGCTCACCGCCTCCGCCACTAAGAACAGGACGATAGGAGGTGTTGCGGCCGGTTTCAGGGTTCTTGCCTTGAGCAACCGAAGCCTTGAGAATGGACTGCATCTCTGCGCCGCTTGCGTCGCTGATGCGCTGAGCTCGCTGTGAGGGAGTCATCAAAGGGAGGTTGTCGCGGAGAGCCGCGGCTTGCTGGGCCTTTGCCGTTGCTTTTGCTGCACCAGCACCTTTCGCAGCAGCAACGTCTGCCTTAGACATCTTGGAGTTGTCGTTGAGCTTTGTGATGAGGCCGCGACGGATGTAGTCTTCCTTATCGGCAGCAGAGCCACCGCGCTTACGAGCCGCGGCTTCCATGCCACCTTTGGCTTGGTTTGTGGCGGTGCTGATCCAGATCCAGTTGCTGGGACGGTCGGTACCACCAGTGGAACCGGCTTGCTTGTGGTCAAGCTGGAGACCCTGGCGCCACGAGAGCTCCTGTCCCATGACATCTTTAAAGTCGTTGTCCATAAGCGACTTGAGAACGGCTTCGCCGCGCTCACTGCTACTCTTCCAGCCAGCCGCTTCGATTTGCTCCTTCGTTGGAGAACCCTTACCGTTGAGAGCACTAATGGTGCTTCTGTAAGCAGCGGGATCCTCTTCTTTGAGTTGAGACAGAGTGGCCTTTACGACCTTGGGGTCCGTGTCGAGTGGGGCCTTATGGTCAAGGTCCTTTTTCTGCGAGTAGAACTCGGAGTACTTTTTGGCCTGCTCAGGATCTTGGAGGTTCGCTCCACCTTCCTTCTTGCCACCGGCCTTCTCACCCTTGAGCTTCTCAACGCCTCTTGCGACCTGCGCACCTTGTTCAGGAGACAATCCTTGCTTCTCCACAGCAGTGGCAACACGACCTAAGTCAGAGTCACTAAGCTTTGACAGCTTGGACTTTTGCTCAGCCGAAAGGCTTTTACCAAGAGACTTCTCTATCCCAGCCACCGTGTCTTCACGAGTAGTGGGAGTTCCCTTACGACAGACGCCTGCGGTTCCATAGTGGGAGCCATCGGGCCGTTGGCAAAGCTGGAAGTCATATACCTCAGCAAAACTTACGTCCTTGCTTTTTGCTTTGGGAGCACAAGCATTAGGCTTTTTAGGAGCAGTCTTCTTTTGCGTAGGAGGGGCCGGCTTTCTCGGCTTTTGCCCTGCATTGGACTTCCTTGCTTCCGGCTTCTTAGGCTGGTTGGCACTTGAAGACCGCTTCTTAGGGCAAGGCTGCATAAAGTCCTCGCTGTTTTCGCTGTAACGAGCAAGGAGCTCATCATAGACCTCGTCGAGGAGGACTTCGTTTAGACCTTCAAACTTCATGCCAATTTTTTCTTGAGTGCTTCTTTGTAGCTGCCAATGTTATGGTCGGACACGCCGTCGACGAGCTTGTCATCTGCGTCCTCGAGCTCCATCACGGGGTGAGTGTGGACGTAACCGGACAGGAAGGGAGGAGTCTTGGGAACCACGTCGTCTCCATGGACGAAACGATGGTGGTTGATACTGGCCATACGAGCTCGGAAGCCACGACCACCTGGACGAGGGGAGCCAAAGGTAACCAATGTAAGGTCAGGGAAGCGCTCTACCAACATCTCAGCAAGCATCGTTGCTGTTGCACCGCCGAGAGAGTGGCCCGTAAGAACCAAGAGGCGGTCTTCAGGAAGAGACCCGCCAGTGCAGTAGAAATCTGTAAAAGTGCGCCGGGCATTGGACAAAAACCTCTATGCCGATCACCATCCTTAAACAGAAACTTGATGTTTGTCAACCAGTCTGTCTTTTCCTTGGTGCCTTCAACAGCAAGGAAGACGTAGCCAGGCATGGTTAGGTCGCACAGATAGTCTGCGCTTTCGGAATAAACGCGCTCGCTTAGTTCAGCAGCGCGGATAAGAACGGCATCAGGTGTTTTCATTTTAGGGACCCACTAGTCCAGAGGCTTTAAGTTCTTCAGCGGAAGGTTTCATTTTGCGGGCTGCTTCAAGTAGCTTATCGGCTGCTTCAAAGTTGCCTTCACGCATGTAGCGCTTGCGGCGAGCCATTAGGTTCAAAAACTTGCTTTTCATTAGTCCTCAGTAAGTGCTTCTGCGATTTTGGGTAGGAGCTTTCTCATCTTCGACGCGTTTCCGTATGCATCAGCCACCTGCTGTGCCAAGCGCATTTCACCTCTTGCCTGAAGCACAGGCATGGTAAACTGCATGGCTCGGTTAAGGTGCTTCAGGGGAGCATCTTTGATTTTGGACGCAATTCCAAAGTCGATCGCCATGGTCTCACCTTTAGAGTTGATGAACCAGTTTCCAGTGTGGTAGTCAGCGTGAACAATGCCAGCCTTCAGCATCCTGCCGTAGAGGTCTCCGCCTGCCATCATTGTTGCCCGAGGAAGCTCGCCGAGTAGGGTCGGCGCGTAGTCGTCCTGGCTAGGTGGGTTCTTCATTCCCTTGGCGATAGGGTCCATGACGATGATGACCTTGTCGTCTCCAACTTGTTCTACACCATAGACCTTAGGAGCAAGCCCAGCGTCAGCAGCCATCTTTTGCATGGCCATCTCTGTTTCGATGTCGGGCAAGTAAGCGTCTTCTTGGACTTTTACTACTTTGCCATCGACCATGTAGAGTTCGGAAAAGCCACCTTCTGCGAAGGGCTTTCCTTCTTCAATGGCTTTCTTCATTCTCGGAGTCACAATAGACTCCTTAGCTCCTACAGGAGCACCTTTACGGCACTGACCACCAGTGCCATAGTAAGACCCATCGGGCCGTTGACAACGAGCGAAGTCTAAAGCTAGATACTCGTTGCCTTCTCCAAACTGCCATTCAGACCGTTTCATTACATTGCATCATGTTACTGTGTTTCTAGGTCGGCGGTTGTTGGCTTGCTCCTTCCTAGTTGACCATCTAACATTTCCAGGCTCGTAGTGCCCTGAGTTGTCGATGCGGTCAGCCGTGCCGCCCTCTGGGCGAGGGCCAAGGTCGAGCCACCATTCTTCAAAACTTTCAAAGCGAAACTCGACATCAACATAATAGGGGTTGTTGGGGTCGTTACACCTTCGTTTTGCTTGGCTAAAGCTGGCATGAGAGCCAAGCTTTTCAGTGTCGTTTTTCAAACCAGTGCCCTTTAGTGGGTTGGGCTTTTTCATAGCGCAGCTTTTGCATTTCTGCGTTTTGGGAGCGTCCTTGCGAGCCACTCGTGTGGCTCCACATTGGGGGCACTCTCTTTCTTCGTAGCGGTTTGGGTTGCGCTTGACGCCGTCGCCGTATGCCATTTTACTCGTTGGGTAACAAGCTTATTATAGCGGCTTATGGCAAAAGTGTTACCACTTTACTTTGTCGGCCCACCATGCTGCGGACGACTTACCCTTTGCTATGTTTTTACCGTGTCTTGCTTTAAAGCTCTTACGCTTAGCTTTCATTTTGTCTGACTCGCCCTCTTTGGGCTTGCCAGCTGTGGATGCTCCCTTCTGACCAAACTTGATCAGCTTGCCTTCAGGTCCGCATTTGTCGCAACATGCACGAACCACGTGTGACTTATCGCTGCCGTCATTGAGCCTCTTTGGCTTATTACACGGCATCTTGCTTTTGTCAATGCGCTCAGCGTAAGCTTCGTGAAAAGCCTCCAAAGCGTCATCGCTAAACTGTCCGAATGCGTTGTTCATCAGTCTCTTGCCCTTGCTGCCGCGGATGACCTGCGTAACTGAGCGGGAAGTGAGGTGTCAGCTGCTCGAGCTGGCGATTGGCTCTTTGCGGCGTCGTCCATCCGCCTTTGAGCTTCATTCCGAGCTTTGATGAGCTTGTTGACTTGGCTCATAATCTCTTTACGGCGTCCAGCAGCACTGGCGTCGCCCCTGAGTCGCTCATACTCATCACCAAGCTTTTGGACCTTGGCTTTGGTGGATTCCACAACTAGCTTGGGGTTTCCCTTGGCCATGCGAGCGCTATCCTCCTTGAGGAAAGCTTTGGTTGCGGCCTGCTCCTTGAGAACACCTGCCACGGAGTCCTTCTTGGTCATTGCTGACTTAGGGGGAGCAGGAGCCACAGCATCTTTCTCTTTTGCTCCAGTTGGGGTGCCTTTACGGCAAACTCCACCGGTTCCATAGAACGAACCATCAGGTCGCTGACAGCGAGCAAAGTCGAGAGCCTCTTGGGCGGACTCGTTGAAGTCTTCGAATGCGGAGTGTTTCATTAGTCAGAGGTTCCTACCGCGCGTTTGACATCAGCTCCTGTGAGCCGACTTTGGCCACCGCCAAGGCCCTTCATTTGGTACTTGAGCTTGGTGCGTGCTTCCTCAAGGTCAGCTCGCTTGGCTCTCAGGGACTTAGCACGAGCGGGAGAGGCTGTCTTCAGCTGCTCCTTCACTCTGGCTTGAGCAGCCGCGAGCTTCTGGTCTTGGGAGCGCATTTTAGCCAGACCCTTTGCGGCCTTGTCAGCTGCTTTGTCAGCGGCAGAGCTTCCACCACCCTCACCACCGCGGGCTTTGATCGTTGCGTCGACATCACCTTTGGCCTTCATAAGTGTTTTGACAGCAGCGCTATCTCCTTTCTTGTCCGCTTCACCTATTTGCCTGGTCAAGTCTTTAGAAAGCTTTTTAGCGTCAGCCGTGCTCATTTTTCCACGACTCGCTTCTTTCTCTTTGGCCCCAGCTGGAGTGCCTTGACGGCACTGGCCGCTTGTTCCGTAGAATGAGCCGTCGGGTCGCTGGCAACGGGCGAAATTAAGGGCCTCTTGAGCAGACTCGTTAAAGTTGTCGAATGCTGAGTTCTTCATTTGAAAACGAGGTTATTCATGTCAACTCCCATGTCCGTGAAAACACCATCGGGGTTGCTGGGCGTGCGGTGAAGCTTACGAATGTCGTAGCCTTCGTTCAAAAGGTCAAGGGTGGCATTTCGGCGAGCATTAGCCTTAGGCTCACCTCTGTCGCGCTGATACTTGAAGGTGTTTCTCCACTCCGCAAGCATTTCGCTTCGAGTTGTGTTAGGACGGGTCACCTTGATGGTCCGCTTAGACTTAACCTTAGGCTTCTCAGCTTTAGGCTTGGCCTTAGGCTTCTCAGCAGGGGTTGGTGCTGCGGGCTTTGCCTTATTATCATCAGCCTTGGCTTTCTTGATGGCCGCTACGGCAGCTTTCTTGGCCACCTCGAGCTCAGCCTTGGCTCGCTTTTTGCCGTCTTTGTCAGTTGCAGCATCGTAGAGGTCTTTAGCTTCGAGCATTGCGCTGATCGCTGGGCCTACAGCAGGAAGAAATCCTTGGACGGCACCATAAAAAGCTCTTGTCCCAGACGCGGACTTGCCTGCATCTTTAACTATCGCATCAGCTCGTTTGTCGACCGCTTTCTTCTCGTTCTTAACTTCTCTGGAACCCTTTTGTGAGCAGTCTCCCGCAGTTCCATAGAAAGTTCCGTTAGAGCGCTGACAGGTCTTGAAGTCAAAGTGAGTATCGATGAAACCGCCCCCAGAGGGTTCCCCGAAGTTCATGCTGTTCATCACCCTTGTCCTGCAGTCTTAAGGGATTTAGCGAGGGCCTTGGCTGCTCTATCTGCTTCCTTGTCGGCGGCTTTGGCGGCTTTGTCCAATGCCCGGACATTGCGTTGAGCTTCTCCCTTTGGAGAGCCGGCCTTCCGCCATGCTTTGTCGGCTGCTTCGGCTCTCCTATTGGCGGCTTTGGCCGCCTTGTCGAGCTCTTTCACTTTAGGCTTGAGGGCCTTGACTGCGGTCTTGGCCTCAGCCACCTTGTTCTGCTTGTCGAGGGCTTTCTCGGCTTTAGCCAGTCTCTTCGCTGCGTAGTCGCGCATGTCCCGAGCGTTGCGCACGTCCATGCCGGAGACGCGGAGTTCATCCTTACGCTTTTGGTTTTGGGGATCCTGGCGATAGCGCCCCATCACCTTGTTTCCTTCCTTATCAGCCTTCTCGTAAGCCTTTTGCTTGGCGCTCACCTCGGCCCTGAGCTTATCGACATCGGCTTGGGTGACGCTTCCACCAGCTGCTTTTGCCTTGGCCTTAGGCGCAGCTTTAGCCTTAGGAGCTGCTTTAGCTTTGGGTGCTTCCTTTTCTTTGGCTCCGGCATCGGCACCACTGCGGCATACACCGCCGGTTCCGTAGAATGTGCCGTCGGCTCGTTGGCAACGAGTAAAGTCGAAGTGTTGCTCGGCAAAACCAAGGATGGACGGCATGCCGTCTCTGTTGCGCGCAGGTGTTTCCTGCTGCTCAGCGAACTCAAGGCCTTCAGCCATCTGAGCTTTCGCTTTTTCAATGGCTTCTTCGCTGAAGCCTCCGTGTTGGGGTAATCTGGACATTGGGTTATGAAAATGCCTTACTAAACTTTTACCCTAAAAAGGCAGACCGAAGCCTGCCTTGGGTTAGTCGCGTTGGCGCCAGTCGTCGGTTTTGTCTTGATGGAACCAGTCAACAATGTCGTCAGCTCCATCAAACTTCGTCTTATGATTGGATGGGTCCGGATCTCCCAGTCCCATCCTTGTCATAAAATCGTCGAGGCCACCCTCCGGGGCATCCGGATTGAAGGCCCTGCGACGAGCCATTTGCATCATCTCGTAGGCTGAACGATTGGCTTTCGCCAACTTATTTGCCCAGATCATGTCATTGAGGTCAACCTCCTCGACATCAGCAATTTTCTTACAGATGCCTTGGAGGCGGAGCCGGTATTCAGTCGAAAGCATTAGTCTTCGTAGCGGTCAAGAACTTGACCAATGACAGAGTTGCGTACGATGTCTTCTTTCTCGAATCTCACAATGCCCACTTCCTTGAGATCACGAAGTCGATAGGTAGCGTCCAACAGACCATTGTTGCGGTCAAAGACTTCTAGGTCTACCTGGCGAGTGTCGCCGATCATGGCCATCTTAGAACCACCGCCGAGGCGGGTCAAGACGGTTTTGCAGTGGGTCGGAAGGAGATTCTGGGCTTCATCAAGAATGATGAAAGAGTCGTTCAGTGAACGACCTCGAATGTCCTCGAGGAGAATAGGCTCGACGATCTGCTTGTTGATAAGGTACTCGCTTGCTCCACGTGACTTACACATCACCGGGAGGTTATCAAGAACTGGGCCAATCAAGGGCCTTACCTTTTCGGAAAAGTCTCCTGGAAGAGCACCGCGTCCACGTTGGAACTCGACGCCCACATCACTACGGACGTAATAGACTTTTTCATATTTGCCTTCGGAAACGCCCTTAAGGCCGTACCAAAGTGCAACAAGCGTTTTGCCCGTACCGGCTGAGCCGTGGGCGATAGTGATCGTACTTCTCTCCAAACTTTTCCACATATCATCCTGTCTCCAGGATGCAGCGGAAAATGGAAGGAGGTCCATTCCTGTAGCTCGGTGGGTCTCGTGTTCTAGCATAGAGGCGGCTTGGCGGCGCGCCCGACGAGACTCCTTGGCTGACAACATAACGTTTGTGTTAGGGAGGGTGAACTGGAAAGAATCAAAACGTACTACTCTCAGGTCATACAGTCCACCTCCAAAATTTGAGTCCATAGCGGAGCTCTCGTAGGACAACTAAGTCTTACTCAGAGTCAACGATCGAAAGAGCCGTAAGGATCACCATGAACAACATCGCCCAAGTCAGGCAAAGTAGAAAGCCGTTCATTAGTTGTGGCAATGTCGTTACGAAAAATGTCCATTCCCGCGTCTGTGAGAATGTGGTCGTACATCTTGTCAAAGACGTCGACAGGAAGAGTGCAGATCTCAGCTCCATTGTAGAAGGAACGTACTACCCGTTGAATGCTTCGAATCGAAGCGGCGAGCACTTGTGTCTCCATGCGGTGAATACGGTAGAGTTCCGAAATAGAGCGAACCACCTCCAAGCCGGCAACCGACTGGTCATCAAGTCGTCCCACGAAAGGCGAAACGTAAGTGGCTCCAGCTTTAGCAGCCAAAATGGCCTGAGCAGCGCTGAAGACTAACGTGACATTCGTCTTAATGTGAGCTTTACTTAGATGACGACAGGCCCTAAGCCCTTCCTTTGTGCATGGAACCTTGATGGTGCCTACAGAACCGAACATCTTACTGAGGGCTTCACCTTCGTGAATCATTTCGCCTGCAGTTTCACCAGTCACTTCCATAGAGATGTCTTGGACACCGAGTTCCTTCAGGTCTTGATAGACCTCGAGTGGGTCTCGGCCTGACTTTCTGATGAGTGTAGGGTTAGTCGTGATTCCGTCAATAAGACCGGAGTCCCAACGCATAGCAATAGCGTCAAAGTCAGCAGAGTCCAGGAAGAGCTTCATAGGGGGTTGTCGAACTTGAGATCGTTGCTTCGTCTGAGGGATGAGCCCTCTCCACTTCCGAGTCGATAAGCATCTCCAGAGTTTCCTCTGTCGAATAAGCTTCTGCGGCCTCGGCTACGACTATTATGTTCCTTTGAAAGTTCGGTGAATTCCCCAAAAAGCGAAGCGCGCGTCGTGGAGCTATGGCCTCTCCGAGCAAACGCATCCGCATAATCGGCACCGCCACCATCCATAGAGAAAAGGTAGTGAGTGAGCCCCCACACCACCGCGTCTGTCCAGTCATCATGAGGAACGTGAGGAAACGCTGTGAGCTCCTTGAAAAATGGGTCAGTCCATGTACCATCGATGAACTTGACTCGCCCCGCCTCAAGCAAAGGCGCAACGGTTTGAAGACGAATGGTTTTCGACTTGAGTGGCTTAAACTTGTGAAGAGAGATCTGTGTCTCACGCTCTAAAATCTGGATGAGCGACTGGCCCGAGGCAGCCTGCTCGATGCACATGAATTTTGCTCGATAGTATTTCTGAGTTTGCTCCACCATCGCTAGGAGGTCGGGGAACGACCACCTACCATGAATAATCTCTCTCACCCAAATAATCTCAGGGTCGTCTTTGCGATAACCCATCACGGCGATAACGCTCTCATCAGCTTCTTGCTTCTCGCTAAACGCTGTGTCCATCGCGAGGTAGGTGATGTCGAACTTCGTAGGAGCGTCCTCCGGGATGACCCGGTCAAGCCAGCCGGCTTTGATGATAGATCCTTCCGCGGCTGTTGGGTGTCCCTGATAGAGAGCTGCGAACGCATTACTTCCCATCGACCGCTTCTGTGACTGAAGCATATCGACGCTGAACACGGGATTCGTGGGCCAATGCGACTCGCCGTTTTTTCTACCAAGTGGGTCTTCAGCTTCGTTTTCACACAGCCCGGAGATGTTGATCCATCTCCAGCCATCGGGGTTATCTTTCTCGTCCCACAGCCCGTCGCTATCGACGAGGACCCCGTGGAGGTCCCTCTCGTGGAAGCGGGTTCCAATGAGGACCTGCGCCCAGCGGTTGGTACGACGAGTTGAAGCTTGCTCTCCCCAGAAAGACTCGAGATTGTCAAGAGCCTTTCGAGAGTCGGATGACTTCAACGGGTCGTCAATTACCAGCGCGCCCACTCCCGGGGAGTCCTCAGCTTTGGAGCCGGCCGTGAATCCCGTGAGGACACCGCCGACTGAGGTTGAGAGGATGTAACCTCCTCCCCGCATGTCGTACTTGGAGTCTGGTTCGAAGCCGAGCCAAGAAGGAAAAACAGACTTAAAATGCTTATGCTTGAGATAGCCAACGATCCCACGATGAAAGCGGTTAGAAAGCTGAGCACCGTAGCTGGCAATGATGTGTTGGGTTTCTTGATCACGTCCTAAAAGCCAGGCTACAAAGACCTGGGACAGCATTGACTTACCGGAACGAGGCGGGCAGGAGACAATAAGCCTTTGACACTCGCCTAGTGCGATAGCCTCGAAGTTTGAGGCGATGATTTCGTGGAAGGGCGCGACCTTGAGCTTACCGTCAAGCATCAAATCAGCAAAGGCAAGGAAGCAATCTTTGGCTGCTTTGAACTTGTACCCCTGAATTATACTCTTTGGGGCCTCGAGAAGCGTTAGCTCTCTAAGCCCTCGGTCATAACGTCGCCAAGTAGAGTGAGTCTCTAAAAGGTCGATGTGATTTACGTAGGTTGCCATTTCAGCTTCCGCTGATTTTCTTTAGAAGCTCATCAACCTTACCAGAGTACTCTTTGGCTAAGGTTTGCTCCTCCTTAGACTCCTTGTCCTGAATAGCAACAATATCGCTCATTAAGTCTCTGTGGGTTTTTACGGCTGAGTTAAAGATTTGGATGAGATCTTTCACTGAAGCCTCAGACATGCAAACTTTAATGTCTTCGAGGGCGTCTTGGGCCACCTCGAGGACATCAGCAGCTAACTTCTCTTTGGAAGCAATGATTTTTGAGTTAGGGTTTTGTTCGGTCATGACCAGCGTTTTTTACATCGTGAGCATCCACTACCACCACTAGCTCTTCGAGGGGTTGAATGGAGTTGTTTTAGGACTTCGTTGGCTTCAGCTTTACGGCCTGCCTTGACTGCAGCATAGTATTGCTGCCAAAGTTTCTCATTGGGAGTCATCGTCGCACTCGTGGATTCCGTAAATGGTGTCCAAAAGCTCCTTGAGAGCCGTCTCTTCGTCTTTGAATCGTTCGACAAACGATTCTGGGACTTGAGAAGACAGGAGCCTTATTTGGGTTTTAGAAAGTCGCTGATAGTCAGCACTCACCTTTTCTGCATGACGGGAAAGGTCCATAGTATTCACGGAAGCACTCCGTCATTCCCAGTGGACCCCTCAGCCACACCGTCTGAAATTTCGGGCCCCTCGCACTCTAGGGCAGGAAGGTATGTGTTGGGATCGAGCACATTGAGTTGGTCTTCTCGAATCCAGGCCTTACCAAGAGGAGTGCTGCCAACAAAAAGATAAGTGATATTTTCGTGAGTCAACACAACTCCCTCTTGAGTCGGGAAGAGTGCTCCGTACTTGACGATAGCCGTAGCCGCACTCGGGTCTGTTGGGTCTGTGTAAATATTGGCCCGAATGGTAGAAACAAAGCCGAATCCGTTTCTTGGGGCCATAACTGCTGGCAAGGCTTCCACTCCGCTTTCGACGGGGTTGCCAAGGTTATCGATAGGAGACCGCCACTGACCTCCTAGGTTATTGGCCGAGTTAGGCATGGTTCCGGCCACTTGAACAACTCTTCTATTGTCACAGTTGGAAAAGTACTGGGTCCTGTAGAGGTTTCCAGCTTTGTCGTAAATGTTGACGATGAGCATTCTGCCCGTTTCGTCAAAGGTGTCTGTAGAGACCAAAGTGTAGTCTGTCCAGTTAGTCAGAAAAACCTCGTTGGGGTTGTAGGCATAAACCAACTCCAAAGGGTTATTGGGGTTTTCTTTGACTCCACACAGGTCTTCGTCGAAGTCATCACCAGGTGACGGCGGAAGAATAGGCGAAAACAGAATGTTCTTGTAGATGACATCTCCAGGAAGTACCACACTAATCGTGTTAGAGGGGAACAAATAAGAACAACTACCTTTCGCCACACAGGGATCGAGAGCGATAAGAGGGTTGATCTCCTGGATGGTAAGTTCCCAGGATTGGGTGTAGATGTAATGAGTCGAGTCGCTAATCCCCTGAAACTGCTCACTCGTCATGTGAAACGGCTCGATGATCTGAGAACCAGTGTTGGCAGGGACCTGGTTATTCAGAGTGTTGTACGAACCAACACACATCTGAGTCACATAGTCGTGACCGGTTTGAGTGAGGTAGGACTGCGCGGCAAGAGTCACCTCGTAAGTCATTCGCCGATAAATTGACATCGGCTGGGTTTGTTGCAAGCTGAGAGTCGAACCGATGTATCGAACCGTAATGGAGCGAGCGAGGGCTGTGATGCCTTCCTCATCTGATGTCCCCGCAAGCCTAACGATGTTTACACCAAGAGGAATTTGCGGAGATGACAAAAGTGCATCCGACATGAACGACTCTATCTTCGTGATAGTGTCTAGTCTCATGAGAGTGTGATGGTGCCAGTGCGAACAGTGCCGTCGTCGCCTTTCAGCTTAAACGTTAGAGTGGTGTTGCTTGTCGCTTCGACCACAAGGTCTCCGTTAGAGGAAGGAGTAACGTCGCCTCCAGGAGTTTGAATAAGGTTGCCACCAACTTCTAGGTCATTATTCACTGTGAGGGCTCCGCTTAGCGAGACATTGCCTGAGCCATTGATAACCAACCGATCGCCTAGGGAGCTCCCAGACCTGGTTCTAATAGAGAAGGATGCATTGCCACTCCCATCAGCTGCGGTCCAACCCATGTTACCGGCGGCGACATAGGCGCTACCGTCATATGCCTGAGCGAATAGCTTAAAGACAGTGTCGCTGGCTTGAAGAGACGCTGGAGACGCAACGGTGCCTCGAGCACGGCGGCCAGTAATGTCAGTACCGTCCGTGGTATCATTCGCTTGAGTAAGGAAGACTCGAGAGCTGTTGACTCCGTCACCGGAAATTTCGAGCTTTGCGGTTGGGGACGTGGTGCCGATACCTACTCTTTCTGAAGAGTCAATGGTAATTGCAACGGCGTCCGCAGTAGAAGAGATGCCGGCTTGTGCTGACAAAGCCGCGGCGAATGTGGAAGTGGTCGCTTGGTTACTTCCGTTACCAATAAAGATTTTGCCATCATTCAGGTTAGGCGTGGCATTGGTGCGTCCGGCTCCTCCAACCTTGATTTGGCCTGACGAGGACTGAACCCGCTGAACCTTCCCTATGTTTTGGATGAGGTTGCCTTCACCAGTTGGGGGAGTGTTGACAGCGACCCCGGCTGTGGTTGCAGAAACATAGAGAGTGTCTCCAAGTGTGTAACCAGGGGTGTCAGTGTCGACGTTCTTGAGAGTTCCAAGAGTTACAACAACCACGGTTTCGTCAGCACCGCTTGTTGAGTTATTGGCAAGGCCAAATGCCGGCATCGTTGAGGCAGAGTCCGCTCTCGCCTTGTCAACGACCGGGAAATTACCGCTTACACTCGAGACGTAGACCACATCTCCCTTGCTAAGAGCTCCTGCAGATTTCGCTTCGAAAACAACCGCTCCGTCCAGTCGGCCTTCGACCTCGGTTACGGAAAGAACGTCGGTGTCCTTATCGAATGTAAAGTTTGCATCACCGGCGTAAGACCCTCCATCGTTGAAGAGGACTTGGGTGTCAGAACCAGCTTCACCGGTGTTGGTAATGGCGGTCCAACCACTGCCCGTATAATACTTGAGAACGTGTCCTGTGCTGTTATCGAGCCACAATTCGCCTGTGGAGTTCCCCGATGATCCAGCTGGAGAAGAGTTGGGCGCCGAGGAGCCGACTTCCATGGGGCCAATCTTACGAACTGCTCCGCCATCGTCCTCAATGAAGAGTCCTAGAGAGGATGAGTCGTAATTAAGTCCCAATTCACCAACAGATAATTGGGCCGATGTTGGTCTTTTATGCGCGGTGTCAGACCTTAAAAGCTTAAATAATGTCGCCATAGTTTTGTGTTAGACTGCCAACTTAGAGAGGCATTTACTCTTACCCAGTCTAGCTATCATAGCAAAAAAGGCCACCAGCGAACTGGCAGCCTTAAGTGTTGAGTTATTCAGCTGGTGTGTCCTTAGGAACTACCGGCTCTCTTGGAGTGCCACCGTCGATAGGGGCGACGGGATCTCTCTTTTGTCCGCTTTCTTCTAGAGTCATCAGTACGTACCTGCGTCGAATTCACCAGAGGCGATGTCGTCAGCGACCAATGCACGGAAGGTTGCGTTACCGGTTCCGGAGGTAGGACCGATAAGCGCGTGGCGTGCAGTGATGCTGGTGTTGTCGACTCCAGTACCACCGTAGGAAAGACCAACGATGCTGCCATTCCAGGTACCAGTTGTGATGGTTCCAAGAGTGGTGAGTGAGGTCTGACCAACATATGTTGATGCGATGTCGACTGCGTCGGCAGTGACGGTGATGCGGTCAGCCGTTCCGCCAACATTCAGAGTGTTGCCGGACTTGGTAAGACCGTCGCCAGCGTCCACCTGACCAGCACCGGAGAATTGCTCCCAAGTAACGTCCGTAGTACCAACGGTGAAGGGGTCCTCCGCGGTACAAACGTAACCGTTGTTGGCGTTCGTTGAGCCGGACTCGACGAAGACGTAAGCTCCAGCGAACTCGGCGTTGGCGTCTTGGTCGACGGCACGGGTCAGGACCAGTGCAACGCCGCTTCCGCCAACCGTAGTGACGGTGTAGATTCCGTTGTAAGGCAGGTTTGCACCCGTCTCATCTTTGACCAGGATGCGCTCGCCAGTGGTGAGTGATGCTCCGTCGATCAGAACCGCGCCGTTGTTGTCGGCGGTGATGGTCGCTCCAACACCAGCGGTGCCGTTGCTGTAGGTGTAAGAAGGAAGTGCACTGGTGGTTGCGACCTCGACCGAAGCCTTGGTGTTCAGGCCTTGAGCGGTGTCGTCGACGTACTTCTTAGTTGCAGCGTCAGCATCATTGGTAGGCTCAGCCAAACCAGTGATCTTCTGGCTGTTCATGTCGACCGAAGAGGTCGGAGCAGCCATTTCGTCCAGACGGTTGCTCCGAACACCAGTGTCGAAGTCAGAAACCTGAGTGTGCAGGATGCTGATCGAAACATCAGCAGCAGCAGTCAGACGACCTTGTGCATCGACGGTGAAGGTACCGATGGAGTCAGCAGCGCCATAACCAGCGGCTGTAACAGCGGTGTCATCGAGCTTGATAGTCAGGCTAGAGCCGGAGCCAGTGGTGGTTAGAGCCGTGCCACCTGCAACGGTGATGCCGTTACCAGAAGGAGTGGTCGAACCGGAGTCAGCGGCGATGGAACTCAGACCGAAGCCACCGGCGTGGGTGACGTAGCCGTTTCCGTCGACTGCGAACTGTGCACTCGAGAATGAAGCGACACCAGCATTTGCAGTAGCGGAGGAGCCGGCTGCAGTAGCGAGGTCAGCTGCAAGAGTGATCGAACCACCAGCATTGGTGATGGTCATCGACTGACCTTCAGTCAGAGTGCTCAGGGTGTAACCCGAACCATTACCGATAAGCAGTTGACCGTTAGATGCAGAAGCACCGTTGAGGCCTGTGCCACCATACTGAGAACCAATTACGCTTGCCTGCCAAGTACCCGTGGTCAGGGTGCCAACACCGGTGACGTTGGTCTGAGAGGCGGTTTGGAGCGTACCAAAGAGCTCATCAGCATACAGGGCATCGAGCTCAGAGCCGATAGCGCCAATATCGTAAGCGGAAGCAGTCAGCGGCAGCATGTTGCCGTTGGTGCCGATCACCCACTTGTCGCTTCCGTTTGTGCGGAAGAAAATGGTGTCGTTAGTGCCATTGACGGTGACGGAGGTGTCGTCATCAATGATACGCGGAACTTCGTGTGCATCCACATAAGCCTTGATGCTTTGCTGAGTAGCAAGCTTCGTTGCGGAGTTGGACGCCATGTTGTCTTCGTCCAGGGCGTCAGCATAAAGCTTGCCACCGTCGAAGGCGAGGAAAGGAACTTGACCGGAGGAGTAGGAAGCCTCAGTCCAGCTAGCAGCAGAGGGGCTGTTCTTACCGCCAATAGTTGTGCTAGATCCGGTTGGCAGGTCGTAAGCAGAGGTGCTAACGCCGATCGATCCACCGTCAGCAGGTGTTCCGATTCCGGAAGACATGAACACAACCATCCAGCTGGACTCGGTCGTGTTGTAGGCGATCATCGCCCCGTCGCTCGTGTCTACGTAGACATTGTAGGAGCTATCGGCTCTGAGCTCGATGCCCTGTATGCTGATGAGCTCTTTGGTACGCTCCAAACCGCCTCTCAGACCAACGTCACCGGTGTTGGCACCCTGACCACGGGTACTTGGCAGGCAAGCGTAATTGGTTCTCAGTATGGTGGCACAGGCCTCAACGGTGCTTCTGCATCTAACGGTCAACTGCTTATCGGTAATGGTTCGGGTTACACCCTGAGCACTCTGACTGAAGGTCAGTCGATGACCATCACCAATGCTGGTGGTTCGATCACTCTTGCAGCTGACCTCGCTACTGCAGCCGGCTCCTCCGCTACTGCAAATGCTGGTGTCGCTTCATTCTCGAGTGCACAGTTCGCAGTCGACGGAAACGGCTACGTCACCCACGCCGGTGGCTTCGGTCTGAGTTCCATCGCCGCTGACTCCGGTTCGACCACTCCTTCTGGTAACGGCATCACCGTTGCAGGTGGCACGGCTCTAACCACCACTGGCTCCGGCTCTAGCCTGACTATCAAGCTCGATGACACCGCTGTTACAGCCGCTGGTTATGGCGCTGCTGACTCCATCGGTACCTTCACCGTCGATGCACAAGGTCGTCTGACTGCTGCTGCTGATGTTTCGATCAGCATCCTGCACACTCAGGTTTCTGACTTCGACACTGGTGTTCGGAGCAACCGTCTGGACGAAATGGCTGCTCCGACCTCTTCGGTCGACATGAACAGCCAGAAGATCACTGGTTTGGCTGAGCCTACCAATGATGCTGACGCTGCAACTAAGAAGTACGTCGACGACACCGCTCAAGGCCTGAACACCAAGGCTTCGGTCGAGGTCGCAACCACCAGTGCACTTCCTTCTTACACCTACAGCAACGGCACCGCTGGTGTTGGAGCGACCATCACCGCCGACAACAACGGCGCGGTTCTGATCGACGGAGCATCACTCACCACTGGCGAGCGCATCCTGGTCAAAGATGAGACGGGTGCAAACCTGCCTTACAACGGAATCTACACCGTCACTACGGTTGGCGGAAGCGGCGTTGCACTGGTCCTGACCCGTGCCGTCGACCAAGACGCCAACGCCGAGTTCGCTGGAGCTTACGTCTTCGTCGAGTCCGGCTCAACGAACGCCAACAACGGTTACGTTTGTACCGCGGAGGACCCCTTCACCGTTGGTACTACGGACGTTACTTGGGAGCAATTCTCCGGTGCTGGTCAGGTGGACGCTGGCGACGGTCTTACCAAGTCCGGCAACACTCTGAATGTTGGCGGAACGGCTGACCGCATCACCGTCACTGCCGACGCAGTCGACATCGCATCAACATATGTTGGTCAGACCTCACTCACCACTCTTGGAACCATCACAACTGGTACCTGGAATGGCAGCATCGTTGGTCTTTCCTACGGTGGTACTGGAGTCGACAACACCAGCATCACTGCACGCCACGCGCTTATCGGTCCTACCTCCGGAACCGGTAACGCAACCTTCCGTGCATTGGTCGCTGACGACATCGCCTCTGGTGAATTCGACGCAGGTACGTACTGATGACTCTAGAAGAAAGCGGACAAAAGAGAGATCCCGTCGCCCCTATCGACGGTGGCACTCCAAGAGAGCCGGTAGTTCCTAAGGACACACCAGCTGAATAACTCAACACTTAAGGCTGCCAGTTCGCTGGTGGCCTTTTTTGCTATGATAGCTAGACTGGGTAAGAGTAAATGCCTCTCTAAGTTGGCAGTCTAACACAAAACTATGGCGACATTATTTAAGCTTTTAAGGTCTGACACCGCGCATAAAAGACCAACATCGGCCCAATTATCTGTTGGTGAATTGGGACTTAATTACGACTCATCCTCTCTAGGACTCTTCATTGAGGACGATGGCGGAGCAGTTCGTAAGATTGGCCCCATGGAAGTCGGCTCCTCGGCGCCCAACTCTTCTCCAGCTGGATCATCGGGGAACTCCACAGGCGAATTGTGGCTCGATAACAGCACAGGACACGTTCTCAAGTATTATACGGGCAGTGGTTGGACCGCCATTACCAACACCGGTGAAGCTGGTTCTGACACCCAAGTCCTCTTCAACGATGGAGGGTCTTACGCCGGTGATGCAAACTTTACATTCGATAAGGACACCGACGTTCTTTCCGTAACCGAGGTCGAAGGCCGACTGGACGGAGCGGTTGTTTTCGAAGCGAAATCTGCAGGAGCTCTTAGCAAGGGAGATGTGGTCTACGTCTCGAGTGTAAGCGGTAATTTCCCGGTCGTTGACAAGGCGAGAGCGGACTCTGCCTCAACGATGCCGGCATTTGGCCTTGCCAATAACTCAACAAGCGGTGCTGACGAAACCGTGGTTGTTGTAACTCTTGGAACTCTCAAGAACGTCGACACTGACACCCCTGGTTACACACTTGGAGACACTCTCTATGTTTCTGCAACCACAGCCGGGGTCGCTGTCAACACTCCCCCAACTGGTGAAGGCAACCTCATCCAAAACATAGGGAAGGTTCAGCGGGTTCAGTCCTCGTCAGGCCAAATCAAGGTTGGAGGAGCCGGACGCACCAATGCCACGCCTAACCTGAATGATGGCAAAATCTTTATTGGTAACGGAAGTAACCAAGCGACCACTTCCACATTCGCCGCGGCTTTGTCAGCACAAGCCGGCATCTCTTCTACTGCGGACGCCGTTGCAATTACCATTGACTCTTCAGAAAGAGTAGGTATCGGCACCACGTCCCCAACCGCAAAGCTCGAAATTTCCGGTGACGGAGTCAACAGCTCTCGAGTCTTCCTTACTCAAGCGAATGATACCACGGACGGTACTGACATTACTGGCCGCCGTGCTCGAGGCACCGTTGCGTCTCCAGCGTCTCTTCAAGCCAGCGACACTGTCTTTAAGCTATTCGCTCAGGCATATGACGGTAGCGCCTATGTCGCCGCCGGTAACATGGGTTGGACCGCAGCTGATGGGAGTGGCAATGCATCCTTCTCTATTAGAACCAGGTCTGGGAGCTCCCTAGGCGATCGGTTGGTTATCAATGGCTCAGGCAATGTCTCGCTAAGCGGAGCCCTCACAGTGAATAATGACCTAGAAGTTGGTGGCAACCTTATTCAAACTCCTGGAGGCGACGTTACTCCTTCCTCTAACGGAGACCTTGTGGTCGAAGCGACAAGCAACACCACTCTAACGTTTAAGCTGAAAGGCGACGACGGCACTGTTCGCACTGGCACCATCACACTCTCATGAGACTAGACACTATCACGAAGATAGAGTCGTTCATGTCGGATGCACTTTTGTCATCTCCGCAAATTCCTCTTGGTGTAAACATCGTTAGGCTTGCGGGGACATCAGATGAGGAAGGCATCACAGCCCTCGCTCGCTCCATTACGGTTCGATACATCGGTTCGACTCTCAGCTTGCAACAAACCCAGCCGATGTCAATTTATCGGCGAATGACTTACGAGGTGACTCTTGCCGCGCAGTCCTACCTCACTCAAACCGGTCACGACTATGTGACTCAGATGTGTGTTGGTTCGTACAACACTCTGAATAACCAGGTCCCTGCCAACACTGGTTCTCAGATCATCGAGCCGTTTCACATGACGAGTGAGCAGTTTCAGGGGATTAGCGACTCGACTCATTACATCTACACCCAATCCTGGGAACTTACCATCCAGGAGATCAACCCTCTTATCGCTCTCGATCCCTGTGTGGCGAAAGGTAGTTGTTCTTATTTGTTCCCCTCTAACACGATTAGTGTGGTACTTCCTGGAGATGTCATCTACAAGAACATTCTGTTTTCGCCTATTCTTCCGCCGTCACCTGGTGATGACTTCGACGAAGACCTGTGTGGAGTCAAAGAAAACCCCAATAACCCTTTGGAGTTGGTTTATGCCTACAACCCCAACGAGGTTTTTCTGACTAACTGGACAGACTACACTTTGGTCTCTACAGACACCTTTGACGAAACGGGCAGAATGCTCATCGTCAACATTTACGACAAAGCTGGAAACCTCTACAGGACCCAGTACTTTTCCAACTGTGACAATAGAAGAGTTGTTCAAGTGGCCGGAACCATGCCTAACTCGGCCAATAACCTAGGAGGTCAGTGGCGGTCTCCTATCGATAACCTTGGCAACCCCGTCGAAAGCGGAGTGGAAGCCTTGCCAGCAGTTATGGCCCCAAGAAACGGATTCGGCTTTGTTTCTACCATTCGGGCCAATATTTACACAGACCCAACAGACCCGAGTGCGGCTACGGCTATCGTCAAGTACGGAGCACTCTTCCCGACTCAAGAGGGAGTTGTGTTGACTCACGAAAATATCACTTATCTTTTTGTTGGCAGCACTCCTCTTGGTAAGGCCTGGATTCGAGAAGACCAACTCAATGTGCTCGATCCCAACACATACCTTCCTGCCCTAGAGTGCGAGGGGCCCGAAATTTCAGACGGTGTGGCTGAGGGGTCCACTGGGAATGACGGAGTGCTTCCGTGAATACTATGGACCTTTCCCGTCATGCAGAAAAGGTGAGTGCTGACTATCAGCGACTTTCTAAAACCCAAATAAGGCTCCTGTCTTCTCAAGTCCCAGAATCGTTTGTCGAACGATTCAAAGACGAAGAGACGGCTCTCAAGGAGCTTTTGGACACCATTTACGGAATCCACGAGTGCGACGATGACTCCCAATGAGAAACTTTGGCAGCAATACTATGCTGCAGTCAAGGCAGGCCGTAAAGCTGAAGCCAACGAAGTCCTAAAACAACTCCATTCAACCCCTCGAAGAGCTAGTGGTGGTAGTGGATGCTCACGATGTAAAAAACGCTGGTCATGACCGAACAAAACCCTAACTCAAAAATCATTGCTTCCAAAGAGAAGTTAGCTGCTGATGTCCTCGAGGTGGCCCAAGACGCCCTCGAAGACATTAAAGTTTGCATGTCTGAGGCTTCAGTGAAAGATCTCATCCAAATCTTTAACTCAGCCGTAAAAACCCACAGAGACTTAATGAGCGATATTGTTGCTATTCAGGACAAGGAGTCTAAGGAGGAGCAAACCTTAGCCAAAGAGTACTCTGGTAAGGTTGATGAGCTTCTAAAGAAAATCAGCGGAAGCTGAAATGGCAACCTACGTAAATCACATCGACCTTTTAGAGACTCACTCTACTTGGCGACGTTATGACCGAGGGCTTAGAGAGCTAACGCTTCTCGAGGCCCCAAAGAGTATAATTCAGGGGTACAAGTTCAAAGCAGCCAAAGATTGCTTCCTTGCCTTTGCTGATTTGATGCTTGACGGTAAGCTCAAGGTCGCGCCCTTCCACGAAATCATCGCCTCAAACTTCGAGGCTATCGCACTAGGCGAGTGTCAAAGGCTTATTGTCTCCTGCCCGCCTCGTTCCGGTAAGTCAATGCTGTCCCAGGTCTTTGTAGCCTGGCTTTTAGGACGTGATCAAGAAACCCAACACATCATTGCCAGCTACGGTGCTCAGCTTTCTAACCGCTTTCATCGTGGGATCGTTGGCTATCTCAAGCATAAGCATTTTAAGTCTGTTTTTCCTTCTTGGCTCGGCTTCGAACCAGACTCCAAGTACGACATGCGGGGAGGAGGTTACATCCTCTCAACCTCAGTCGGCGGTGTCCTCACGGGATTCACGGCCGGCTCCAAAGCTGAGGACTCCCCGGGAGTGGGCGCGCTGGTAATTGACGACCCGTTGAAGTCATCCGACTCTCGAAAGGCTCTTGACAATCTCGAGTCTTTCTGGGGAGAGCAAGCTTCAACTCGTCGTACCAACCGCTGGGCGCAGGTCCTCATTGGAACCCGCTTCCACGAGAGGGACCTCCACGGGGTCCTCGTCGATAGCGACGGGCTGTGGGACGAGAAAGATAACCCCGATGGCTGGAGATGGATCAACATCTCCGGGCTGTGTGAAAACGAAGCTGAAGACCCACTTGGTAGAAAAAACGGCGAGTCGCATTGGCCCACGAATCCCGTGTTCAGCGTCGATATGCTTCAGTCACAGAAGCGGTCGATGGGAAGTAATGCGTTCGCAGCTCTCTATCAGGGACACCCAACAGCCGCGGAAGGATCTATCATCAAAGCCGGCTGGCTTGACCGGGTCATCCCGGAGGACGCTCCTACGAAGTTCGACATCACCTACCTCGCGATGGACACAGCGTTTAGCGAGAAGCAAGAAGCTGATGAGAGCGTTATCGCCGTGATGGGTTATCGCAAAGACGACCCTGAGATTATTTGGGTGAGAGAGATTATTCATGGTAGGTGGTCGTTCCCCGACCTCCTAGCGATGGTGGAGCAAACTCAGAAATACTATCGAGCAAAATTCATGTGCATCGAGCAGGCTGCCTCGGGCCAGTCGCTCATCCAGATTTTAGAGCGTGAGACACAGATCTCTCTTCACAAGTTTAAGCCACTCAAGTCGAAAACCATTCGTCTTCAAACCGTTGCGCCTTTGCTTGAGGCGGGGCGAGTCAAGTTCATCGATGGTACATGGACTGACCCATTTTTCAAGGAGCTCACAGCGTTTCCTCACGTTCCTCATGATGACTGGACAGACGCGGTGGTGTGGGGGCTCACTCACTACCTTTTCTCTATGGATGGTGGCGGTGCCGATTATGCGGATGCGTTTGCTCGGAGAGGCCATAGCTCCACGACGCGCGCTTCGCTTTTTGGGGAATTCACCGAACTTTCAAAGGAACATAATAGTCGTAGCCGAGGCCGCAGAAGCTTATTCGACAGAGGAAACTCTGGAGATGCTTATCGACTCGGAAGTGGAGAGGGCTCATCCCTCAGACGAAGCAACGATCTCAAGTTCGACAACCCCCTATGAAGCTCTTCCTGGACTCTGCTGACTTTGACGCTATTGCTATGCGTTGGGACTCCGGTCTTATTGACGGAATCACGACTAACCCTACACTCATCAGAAAGTCAGGCCGAGACCCACTCGAGGTCTATCAAGACCTGAAGGAACTCGGTGTCCAAGACATCTCTATGGAAGTGACTGGTGAAACTGCAGGCGAAATGATTCACGAAGGTGAAGCCCTCAGTAAGATGTTCGGTTCTGTAGGCACCATCAAGGTTCCATGCACAAAGGAAGGGCTTAGGGCCTGTCGTCATCTAAGTAAAGCTCACATTAAGACGAATGTCACGTTAGTCTTCAGCGCTGCTCAGGCCATTTTGGCTGCTAAAGCTGGAGCCACTTACGTTTCGCCTTTCGTGGGACGACTTGATGACCAGTCGGTTGCCGGCTTGGAGGTGGTTCGCTCTATTTCGGAACTCTACCGTATTCACCGCATGGAGACACAAGTGCTCGCCGCTTCGATTCGAAGCATTCAACGGGTAGTACGTTCCTTCTACAATGGAGCTGAGATCTGCACTCTTCCTGTCGACGTCTTTGACAAGATGTACGACCACATTCTCACAGACGCGGGAATGGACATTTTTCGTAACGACATTGCCACAACTAATGAACGGCTTTCTACTTTGCCTGACTTGGGCGATGTTGTTCATGGTGATCCTTACGGCTCTTTCGATCGTTGACTCTGAGTAAGACTTAGTTGTCCTACGAGAGCTCCGCTATGGACTCAAATTTTGGAGGTGGACTGTATGACCTGAGAGTAGTACGTTTTGATTCTTTCCAGTTCACCCTCCCTAACACAAACGTTATGTTGTCAGCCAAGGAGTCTCGTCGGGCGCGCCGCCAAGCCGCCTCTATGCTAGAACACGAGACCCACCGAGCTACAGGAATGGACCTCCTTCCATTTTCCGCTGCATCCTGGAGACAGGATGATATGTGGAAAAGTTTGGAGAGAAGTACGATCACTATCGCCCACGGCTCAGCCGGTACGGGCAAAACGCTTGTTGCACTTTGGTACGGCCTTAAGGGCGTTTCCGAAGGCAAATATGAAAAAGTCTATTACGTCCGTAGTGATGTGGGCGTCGAGTTCCAACGTGGACGCGGTGCTCTTCCAGGAGACTTTTCCGAAAAGGTAAGGCCCTTGATTGGCCCAGTTCTTGATAACCTCCCGGTGATGTGTAAGTCACGTGGAGCAAGCGAGTACCTTATCAACAAGCAGATCGTCGAGCCTATTCTCCTCGAGGACATTCGAGGTCGTTCACTGAACGACTCTTTCATCATTCTTGATGAAGCCCAGAATCTCCTTCCGACCCACTGCAAAACCGTCTTGACCCGCCTCGGCGGTGGTTCTAAGATGGCCATGATCGGCGACACTCGCCAGGTAGACCTAGAAGTCTTTGACCGCAACAATGGTCTGTTGGACGCTACCTATCGACTTCGTGATCTCAAGGAAGTGGGCATTGTGAGATTCGAGAAAGAAGACATCGTACGCAACTCTGTCATTGGTCAAGTTCTTGACCGCTACGAAGACTAATGCTTTCGACTGAATACCGGCTCCGCCTCCAAGGCATCTGTAAGAAAATTGCTGATGTCGAGGAGGTTGACCTCAATGACATGATCTGGGCAAATAAGTTGGCGAAAGCCAATCGTTCAGCCTACGAGATGATGCAAATGGCTCGTCGCAGGGCCTTCAATCCGGATGCCCCGGAGGGTGGCCTCGACGATTTTATGACAAGGATGGGACTGGGAGATCCGGACCCATCCAATCATAAGACGAAGTTTGATGGAGCTGACGACATTGTTGACTGGTTCCATCAAGACAAAACCGACGACTGGCGCCAACGCGACTAACCCAAGGCAGGCTTCGGTCTGCCTTTTTAGGGTAAAAGTTTAGTAAGGCATTTTCATAACCCAATGTCCAGATTACCCCAACACGGAGGCTTCAGCGAAGAAGCCATTGAAAAAGCGAAAGCTCAGATGGCTGAAGGCCTTGAGTTCGCTGAGCAGCAGGAAACACCTGCGCGCAACAGAGACGGCATGCCGTCCATCCTTGGTTTTGCCGAGCAACACTTCGACTTTACTCGTTGCCAACGAGCCGACGGCACATTCTACGGAACCGGCGGTGTATGCCGCAGTGGTGCCGATGCCGGAGCCAAAGAAAAGGAAGCACCCAAAGCTAAAGCAGCTCCTAAGGCTAAAGCTGCGCCTAAGGCCAAGGCAAAAGCAGCTGGTGGAAGCGTCACCCAAGCCGATGTCGATAAGCTCAGGGCCGAGGTGAGCGCCAAGCAAAAGGCTTACGAGAAGGCTGATAAGGAAGGAAACAAGGTGATGGGGCGCTATCGCCAGGATCCCCAAAACCAAAAGCGTAAGGATGAACTCCGCGTCTCCGGCATGGACGTGCGCAACGCTCGGGACATGCGCGACTACGCAGCGAAGAGACTGGCTAAAGCCGAGAAAGCCCTCGACAAGCAGAACAAGGTGGCTGAGGCCAAGACCGCAGTCAAGGCCCTCAAGCCTAAAGTGAAAGAGCTCGACAAGGCGGCCAAAGCCGCCAATAGGAGAGCCGAAGCAGCCGACAAAGCATGGCGGAAGGCCGGCTCTCCAAAGGGAGAAGCTCAACGCAATGTCCGGGCATTGGACAAAGCCGCCAAAGCCGCCGACAAGGAAGCAGATAGAGCAGCCAAGGCCCTCGCTAAATCCCTTAAGACTGCAGGACAAGGGTGATGAACAGCATGAACTTCGGGGAACCCTCTGGGGGCGGTTTCATCGATACTCACTTTGACTTCAAGACCTGTCAGCGCTCTAACGGAACTTTCTATGGAACTGCGGGAGACTGCTCACAAAAGGGTTCCAGAGAAGTTAAGAACGAGAAGAAAGCGGTCGACAAACGAGCTGATGCGATAGTTAAAGATGCAGGCAAGTCCGCGTCTGGGACAAGAGCTTTTTATGGTGCCGTCCAAGGATTTCTTCCTGCTGTAGGCCCAGCGATCAGCGCAATGCTCGAAGCTAAAGACCTCTACGATGCTGCAACTGACAAAGACGGCAAAAAGCGAGCCAAGGCTGAGCTCGAGGTGGCCAAGAAAGCTGCCGTAGCGGCCATCAAGAAAGCCAAGGCTGATGATAATAAGGCAAAGCCCGCAGCACCAACCCCTGCTGAGAAGCCTAAGGCCAAGCCTAAAGCTGAGAAGCCTAAGGTTAAGTCTAAGCGGACCATCAAGGTGACCCGTCCTAACACAACTCGAAGCGAAATGCTTGCGGAGTGGAGAAACACCTTCAAGTATCAGCGCGACAGAGGTGAGCCTAAGGCTAATGCTCGCCGAAATGCCACCCTTGACCTTTTGAACGAAGGCTACGACATTCGTAAGCTTCACCGCACGCCCAGCAACCCCGATGGTGTTTTCACGGACATGGGAGTTGACATGAATAACCTCGTTTTCAAATGAAGAACTCAGCATTCGACAACTTTAACGAGTCTGCTCAAGAGGCCCTTAATTTCGCCCGTTGCCAGCGACCCGACGGCTCATTCTACGGAACAAGCGGCCAGTGCCGTCAAGGCACTCCAGCTGGGGCCAAAGAGAAAGAAGCGAGTCGTGGAAAAATGAGCACGGCTGACGCTAAAAAGCTTTCTAAAGACTTGACCAGGCAAATAGGTGAAGCGGACAAGAAAGGAGATAGCGCTGCTGTCAAAACACTTATGAAGGCCAAAGGTGATGTCGACGCAACGATCAAAGCCCGCGGTGGTGAGGGTGGTGGAAGCTCTGCCGCTGACAAAGCAGCTGACAAGGCCGCAAAGGGTCTGGCTAAAATGCGCTCCCAAGACCAGAAGCTCGCGGCTGCTCAAGCCAGAGTGAAGGAGCAGCTGAAGACAGCCTCTCCCGCTCGTGCTAAGTCCCTGAGAGCCAAGCGAGCTGACCTTGAGGAAGCACGCACCAAGCTCAAGTACCAAATGAAGGGCCTTGGCGGTGGCCAAAGTCGGCTCACAGGAGCTGATGTCAAACGCGCGGTAGGAACCTCTGACTAATGAAACACTCCGCATTCGAAGACTTCAACGAGTCCGCCCAAGAGGCTCTCGACTTTGCTCGCTGTCAGCGACCTGATGGTTCGTTCTATGGAACCGGTGGAGTTTGCCGTAAAGGCACCCCAACTGGAGCAAAAGAGAAAGATGCTGTGGCTCCTGCTCCCCCTAAGTCAGCAATGACCAAGAAGGACTCCGTGGCAGGTGTTCTCAAGGAGCAGGCCGCAACCAAAGCTTTCCTCAAGGAGGATAGCGCTCGCATGGCCAAGGGAAACCCCAAGCTAGTTGTGGAATCCACCAAAGCCAAGGTCCAAAAGCTTGGTGATGAGTATGAGCGACTCAGGGGCGACGCCAGTGCTGCTGGACGCCGTAAAGAGATTATGAGCCAAGTCAACAAGCTCATCAAAGCTCGGAATGAAGCTCAAAGGCGGATGGACGACGCCGCAAAGAGCCAATCGCCAGCTCGAGCAGCTGACACCTCACTTCCCGCTCAGTTACGCAGGTCATCCGCGGCAGCAAGGGCAAGAGACTGATGAACAACGCATTCGGACAGTTTAGCGATGACGCTTTGGAGGCTTTTCACGAAGCTTACGCTGAGCGCATTGACAAAAGCAAGATGCCGTGTAATAAGCCAAAGAGGCTCAATGACGGCAGCGATAAGTCACACGTGGTTCGTGCATGTTGCGACAAATGCGGACCTGAAGGCAAGCTGATCAAGTTTGGTCAGAAGGGAGCATCCACAGCTGGCAAGCCCAAAGAGGGCGAGTCAGACAAAATGAAAGCTAAGCGTAAGAGCTTTAAAGCAAGACACGGTAAAAACATAGCAAAGGGTAAGTCGTCCGCAGCATGGTGGGCCGACAAAGTAAAGTGGTAACACTTTTGCCATAAGCCGCTATAATAAGCTTGTTACCCAACGAGTAAAATGGCATACGGCGACGGCGTCAAGCGCAACCCAAACCGCTACGAAGAAAGAGAGTGCCCCCAATGTGGAGCCACACGAGTGGCTCGCAAGGACGCTCCCAAAACGCAGAAATGCAAAAGCTGCGCTATGAAAAAGCCCAACCCACTAAAGGGCACTGGTTTGAAAAACGACACTGAAAAGCTTGGCTCTCATGCCAGCTTTAGCCAAGCAAAACGAAGGTGTAACGACCCCAACAACCCCTATTATGTTGATGTCGAGTTTCGCTTTGAAAGTTTTGAAGAATGGTGGCTCGACCTTGGCCCTCGCCCAGAGGGCGGCACGGCTGACCGCATCGACAACTCAGGGCACTACGAGCCTGGAAATGTTAGATGGTCAACTAGGAAGGAGCAAGCCAACAACCGCCGACCTAGAAACACAGTAACATGATGCAATGTAATGAAACGGTCTGAATGGCAGTTTGGAGAAGGCAACGAGTATCTAGCTTTAGACTTCGCTCGTTGTCAACGGCCCGATGGGTCTTACTATGGCACTGGTGGTCAGTGCCGTAAAGGTGCTCCTGTAGGAGCTAAGGAGTCTATTGTGACTCCGAGAATGAAGAAAGCCATTGAAGAAGGAAAGCCCTTCGCAGAAGGTGGCTTTTCCGAACTCTACATGGTCGATGGCAAAGTAGTAAAAGTCCAAGAAGACGCTTACTTGCCCGACATCGAAACAGAGATGGCCATGCAAAAGATGGCTGCTGACGCTGGGCTTGCTCCTAAGGTCTATGGTGTAGAACAAGTTGGAGACGACAAGGTCATCATCGTCATGGACCCTATCGCCAAGGGAATGAAGAACCCACCTAGCCAGGACGACTACGCGCCGACCCTACTCGGCGAGCTTCCTCGGGCAACAATGATGGCAGGCGGAGACCTCTACGGCAGGATGCTGAAGGCTGGCATTGTTCACGCTGACTACCACACTGGAAACTGGTTCATCAACTCTAAAGGTGAGACCATGGCGATCGACTTTGGAATTGCGTCCAAAATCAAAGATGCTCCCCTGAAGCACCTTAACCGAGCCATGCAGTTTACCATGCCTGTGCTTCAGGCAAGAGGTGAAATGCGCTTGGCACAGCAGGTGGCTGATGCATACGGAAACGCGTCGAAGATGAGAAAGCTCCTACCCAAAATCGCAGAAGCACTTACTGAGGACTAATGAAAAGCAAGTTTTTGAACCTAATGGCTCGCCGCAAGCGCTACATGCGTGAAGGCAACTTTGAAGCAGCCGATAAGCTACTTGAAGCAGCCCGCAAAATGAAACCTTCCGCTGAAGAACTTAAAGCCTCTGGACTAGTGGGTCCCTAAAATGAAAACACCTGATGCCGTTCTTATCCGCGCTGCTGAACTAAGCGAGCGCGTTTATTCCGAAAGCGCAGACTATCTGTGCGACCTAACCATGCCTGGCTACGTCTTCCTTGCTGTTGAAGGCACCAAGGAAAAGACAGACTGGTTGACAAACATCAAGTTTCTGTTTAAGGATGGTGATCGGCATAGAGGTTTTTGTCCAATGCCCGGCGCACTTTTACAGATTTCTACTGCACTGGCGGGTCTCTTCCTGAAGACCGCCTCTTGGTTCTTACGGGCCACTCTCTCGGCGGTGCAACAGCAACGATGCTTGCTGAGATGTTGGTAGAGCGCTTCCCTGACCTTACATTGGTTACCTTTGGCTCCCCTCGTCCAGGTGGTCGTGGCTTCCGAGCTCGTATGGCCAGTATCAACCACCATCGTTTCGTCCATGGAGACGACGTGGTTCCCAAGACTCCTCCCTTCCTGTCCGGTTACGTCCACACTCACCCCGTGATGGAGCTCGAGGACGCAGATGACAAGCTCGTCGACGGCGTGTCCGACCATAACATTGGCAGCTACAAAGAAGCACTCAAGAAAAAATTGGCATGAAGTTTGAAGGTCTAAACGAAGTCCTCCTCGACGAGGTCTATGATGAGCTCCTTGCTCGTTACAGCGAAAACAGCGAGGACTTTATGCAGCCTTGCCCTAAGAAGCGGTCTTCAAGTGCCAACCAGCCTAAGAAGCCGGAAGCAAGGAAGTCCAATGCAGGGCAAAAGCCGAGAAAGCCGGCCCCTCCTACGCAAAAGAAGACTGCTCCTAAAAAGCCTAATGCTTGTGCTCCCAAAGCAAAAAGCAAGGACGTAAGTTTTGCTGAGGTATATGACTTCCAGCTTTGCCAACGGCCCGATGGCTCCCACTATGGAACCGCAGGCGTCTGTCGTAAGGGAACTCCCACTACTCGTGAAGACACGGTGGCTGGGATAGAGAAGTCTCTTGGTAAAAGCCTTTCGGCTGAGCAAAAGTCCAAGCTGTCAAAGCTTAGTGACTCTGACTTAGGTCGTGTTGCCACTGCTGTGGAGAAGCAAGGATTGTCTCCTGAACAAGGTGCGCAGGTCGCAAGAGGCGTTGAGAAGCTCAAGGGTGAGAAGGCCGGTGGCAAGAAGGAAGGTGGAGCGAACCTCCAAGATCCTGAGCAGGCCAAAAAGTACTCCGAGTTCTACTCGCAGAAAAAGGACCTTGACCATAAGGCCCCACTCGACACGGACCCCAAGGTCGTAAAGGCCACTCTGTCTCAACTCAAAGAAGAGGATCCCGCTGCTTACAGAAGCACCATTAGTGCTCTCAACGGTAAGGGTTCTCCAACGAAGGAGCAAATCGAAGCGGCTGGCTGGAAGAGTAGCAGTGAGCGCGGCGAAGCCGTTCTCAAGTCGCTTATGGACAACGACTTTAAAGATGTCATGGGACAGGAGCTCTCGTGGCGCCAGGGTCTCCAGCTTGACCACAAGCAAGCCGGTTCCACTGGTGGTACCGACCGTCCCAGCAACTGGATCTGGATCAGCACCGCCACAAACCAAGCCAAAGGTGGCATGGAAGCCGCGGCTCGTAAGCGCGGTGGCTCTGCTGCCGATAAGGAAGACTACATCCGTCGCGGCCTCATCACAAAGCTCAACGACAACTCCAAGATGTCTAAGGCAGACGTTGCTGCTGCGAAAGGTGCTGGTGCAGCAAAAGCAACGGCAAAGGCCCAGCAAGCCGCGGCTCTCCGCGACAACCTCCCTTTGATGACTCCCTCACAGCGAGCTCAGCGCATCAGCGACGCAAGCGGCGCAGAGATGCAGTCCATTCTCAAGGCTTCGGTTGCTCAAGGCAAGAACCCTGAAACCGGCCGCAACACCTCCTATCGTCCTGTTCTTAGTGGCGGAGGCGGTGAGCGGGTTCGTAAGGCGTATGGCACTGTGCCTCAAATGAAGGCCATTGCCCGCATGCGTTGGGACGAGAAGCTTTCACCGACTGACCTTCGCGAACTCGGAGGGGTCCTTAAGGCCTCCACAGGTTCCACCAAGTCTCGTTCCGACCTTCTCAACGAGATGCTCGGCAACTTCCCACGCACAAGTGGTCTCACAGCTGCAGAGCGCATCGCTATCCTAGATGCCGCACAATAGGGTAAGTTTACAAAGTCCACAACCTACTAACAGCCATGCCTGGTGATTTTTCCTCTGAAGCGTACGAACAGCTTCACGCTGCTTACGCTAAGGAAACTAACACACAACTTGACGCCGAATCAGAGGGTGTCAAAGTCGGAGGTCAGGAGATGACCCTCGAGACCCTTCCCGTTGACTCACCGTGGAAGTCCAAAATCGACAACTGGGAGTACCCCACCGGCAGGTCTCAGTACCTCGACGGTAAGCAAGACCCAGCTGAGATCCTTGCCATCATGCGAGGCGCCGCTCAAGAAATCGACGACGCTGAGAAGCTTGAGGAAGCAAGGGAACTCGTGGCAGAAGCTGAAGAGACTGAAGAAGTCGAAGAACCCGCTGCTGAAACCGAAGAGGTTTCCGACGAGGACCTGGGTGAGATGTCTGATGAAGAGTTTGAGAAGTACGTTGACGAGCTGCTTAACGGCGTAGGAGACGAAGAAGAACTCGAGGACGAAGAGGAAGAGGCCGAAGAAGAGGAGACCGAAGAGCCTGTCGCCGAGGTGGAAGCCGAAGTCGAAGAGACCGAGGAAGAAGCTGAGGAGGAAGAGGCTGAAGAAGAGGAAGCGGAAGATGAGGAGTACGACCCTCAAGCCGTTGCCGACGAGATCTCCCGTTTGAAAGACGAACTCGAAAACATGCGTTTCGTTCCCACCGAGGAGCAACCAGAAGCCAATGATGAATCTGACTGACTCCATGCCAGGTGGAGGCGGTGGTCCTAGCGACCGCCTGAAAGCAAATCAAGAACGTCGCAAGCGCAAGGAAGCTCTTGTGACTCTCCGTGATAGCTACTCAGATGGTCCGGCCGTAATGGGCGAGATCTTCGAGCGTAAGCGCATGCGAGGTGAAAGCTTCCGTGAGCAAAAGATGGCTGACTTCAGCGATCGCATGGGGCTCACCTTCGACGAATGCACCTCGATGAACTTCGCTGACGCGGAGTATCGTCGCGCAATCAAAGACGGCAAGATGAAGGGTGACTTTGCAGGTGAAGGAATGTCCTTCCCCATTGCTTCTCCCGAAGATGTACGCCGCGCTTGGGCCAGTGTGGGCCGTTCCAAGCAACCTACCAAAAAGATCCAGCGTAACATCCTACGCATTGCCCGCAAGTACAACTGGATGAGCGGACTCCCTAAGTCGGTCCATGACCGAATCAAAAAGGGCGGATCCGGTCTCCCAGAAGACTGACTTTAGTTATGACTACCACACTGGTGGTTTCCATCGTAGGCCCCGTGTTAGGGGCCTTTTTCGGTTTATCGACCTTCTTCGTCAAGCGCTCCGTCTCTAGGGTAGACGCACAGCTAAACTCCATTGCTGAAAGCGTTGAAGTCATCGGACATCAGGTAACAGCTCTCCAAGTAAACATGCCAACCAACTACGTCAGCAAAGACGAGTTTAGGCATCATCGGGCTGAAGAGGAAAGATGGCAAAACGAAATTGTCTTACAGCTTCACGGCATTAGAGACGAGCTTAGCACGGTTCGCACGCAATCCCACAACAACCCTCACCACTACCAATGACCAACTCTAACGACTCGATTTCCGCGGAAGATCAAAAACGCAAAAGCCACTTGATGGCTTTAGGCTACAGTGAGCAAGCTGTGGACGCTGTCCTCTTTGGAGAAAAGAAAGGGCTGTGGGCAAACATCCATGCTAAGCGTAAGCGCATCAAAGAAGGGTCAGGAGAGCGCATGAGAAGCCCCGGTGAAAAAGGAGCTCCGTCAGCTAAAGACCTCAAAGATGCTGGCAAAGACAAAAAGTGAGTTCGCTTTTGGGCGGACTCGCTACAATTATAAGTAAGCACCCGTCCAATGAAGACTAAAGAATTGCTTAAAAGAGCACTAAAAAATCCTGAACTGTTCACGCCCGGTGAACTCGAATACTTTCGGCTAATGAAAAAGCAGCGTAAGCTGCAAAAAGGAAAAGAAGAGGCTGCGAAGAAAGCGGCCAAAGCCGAAGCAAACAGCTCCGATTACCTCCGCTAGAACACCATGCCTAAGTCATTCCAGCAAAGCTTCGACGAGTGGAAAAAGGACACTCGTTACGCAATAGGTGATGACATAGGATGGGAGTTCGCAGACAGTAAAGAAGCCGGTCCCACGCCGGTGGATCGTTCCTCAACAACAGACCATGGCACAGCGCATTCAAAACAAAAGGTCGTCTCTCCAGGGCAAGCGTCCTGACGGCTCCTACTTAGAACCAGGCGAGATCGCCCTGAACACCAACGCCTCCGACCCCGGGCTTTTCTTTGAGTCCAATGACGGGTCGATTATCAAAGTCGGTCCTACAGCCATAGGAGACACCGCTCCTGTCTCTGAAGTAGGTTATGGCAAGGGCGAGATGTGGTTAGACACTTCTGGTGCCTCCAATATTTTGAAGGTTTGGGACGGGACGGCTTGGCTTACCGTTGGATGAGCCCAATTGCCTTTTTCAAGAGGGTAAAACCTAATAGGCGACAAAGTCGTATCACAAAGCTCTTCTGAGTCTTACATTCCTCGACCGGGCGGATAGCACCCGAGCAATACCATAACAACAAACATTCAACTTCTGCGCAGCTCTGTGGCCCAAAAGCGCCCTCAGCCCGCACCTTTGCTTGATGGCCAAGTAGCTGTCAACCTTAACGCCGGAGAACCCGGCATGTTCTTCAAGCAGACGGACGGATCCTTAACAAAGGTTGGTCCGCCTTGCGTTAACACCACTGGACTCGCCCCTAACTCCGCTCCCGCAGGCCCTGGAGGTAACACAGTGGGAGAACTGTGGATGGACGGCCGTTCAGCTTTTGCTAGCCCTCTCTTAAAAATCTGGAACGGTTCGCAGTGGCTGTCTACCAGTGGGTTCGAAGTTAGCGACTCAACAGGCGACTTCACCCTTGGCGCACAGCTTTTCTTGAAGCGAGATGTGTTTCCCGACGTTGACAACGTTGTCAACCTTGGAAGCCCAACTCTTCGCTTCGCGAACATTTACACTGGTGACCTTCACCTCCGCAACGACCGAGGTGATTGGACGATGATTGAGGAAGAGGACTTCCTGTCTCTACGTAATAATAAAACCGGTAAGACCTTCCGTCTGGTGATGGAAGAGGTCGAAAACTAAGCCGTTTATACACACCTCCTCTCTAACTACATCGATTCATGGCACTACACTCCTCTGGAACTGGCTCTGATAAGCTCGCAGCCGGCACAACAGCTCAACGCCCAACACTTACAGCAAGTGATGTGGGTTCGATTCGCTTTAACACCGACATCTCTGCGTTTGAAAACTGGAATGGGACGCAATGGGTAGCGACAGATGCGGGCGGCTTTCTAAAGCTAGACGCTAGCAACGGCCCAATTACTGGCAGCCTGGGGATGACCCAAAACTTGTCCGTGTCCGGACTGGTTTCTGCTGGAAATGGAGTTGACATTAACAACAGCTCCATAGCCCTTAACCCCAACGGCACGGCATCTTTCGGTGGTGTTGTGACGGGCACCGCTGGTTTTGTAGGTAACCTGACAAGCACAACCATCGTCAATAGGAATGGAAACGTTGAGCTTTGCACAGGAAATGGCCAAAACGGCCAGGTCTATATTGGCAGGCCTTATTCAGGCAACCAGATCCTCACCGGTGATAACTGTCTGGTTGTAGGCACCACGTCTAACCAGCTGCCGTATGCCGTGATTGGACGTGATCTAGGGCAAACCGAGATTTTTGGCTACCCAACTGCTAACTTTTTATACGGTGGAGCCTTTGAAGCGGCTTTAAACGCTTGTTGTGCTAACGGTGGCAACGACGCAAACTGGAAAACAAATATCGCCTTTAGCAACCTGGCTCAAACCGTTCCAAGTAAAATTGCTGAAATCCAAACTAGGGTAGAAAATCAGAGCATCAAGCTCTTTATGGAGAATGCAACTGATGGGTTTCAAATAGTTCCTAGAAGCACGTCGGGTGGTAATAAGGCAAAGTGCATTAGTTTCTACAAAAGAACTGCAGATCTTGAAGAAATTGCTGGCACCATTGAGTCTGGAGGTCAAGGCACAGGCGCTTATATTAGAATCACGAGTACTGACGGATCGGCTCCCGCTACTCTAACTCTGACTGACTCCCGCAATGTTACTAGCTCAGTAGCGCTTCCAGACCCGACAAATGCTATCAAAGCGCTCAACCCTGAGTTGCTCACCCTATCTTCCGGTAAAGTAGTCGCGTCATTCCCTGCAACTCACACCCGAGCTCAGATTGCTCCAATGGTTTACGGAGATGACAACGGTGTAGACGAAGACGGCGCGGATGAGTTCGTCGGTGTTGACCACGCCAACTTAGTTCCTTATCTCACAAAGGCTCTACAAGAACTGATCGCCAGAGTAGAAGCCCTCGAAGCCGCTCCCTAAGTAGCTCGCCTGAATACCAAAGCAATCTAACTTCATGTCCTTCACTGTTCAACACAAGAGATCAGAAACTGTAAGCCGCCGTCCCACTCCCTCTGACTTAGAGTATGGTCAGATGGCGGTTAACTACAATAATGACACTCCCGGCTTATTTTTTCGTACCTCCACGTCTGTACTTGCAAAAGCCGGGCCGCCAATCATTAGC